GTCCATAAATGACCATAGCTCTTTGTTCAATAGGATGCGAAGATATGAGAATCTCAGGAATTGTCAGGACTATGAGGAATCTTGTGTAAACGTCAAGAAAGACGGGTATGCTACATCACCCTCATATGCACAGACACTTATAAACGTGATAAGGTCACAAAAACTTTGGATGTGGGATTATGAGGTACTTAAGAATTATGCTCCCGCCAAGCTCCGCACGATTAGAAAAGGCTCTGATGGTGGCGGAGTGTATTTATTACAGCAGCTTTTGATAGCTGACGGGTTTAACATTGCAGCGGATGGACAGTTCGGTGGACAGACTGACTATGCTGTAAGAAAATATCAGGAGAAATATGGTCTTGAGATTGACGGTGTTGTCGGTTTCAATACTTGGAGTAGACTAAAGAAATGAGTTCTGTAGAGATCAATGTAGACATGAGAGAGGTGCTCGCACCTGTGTATAAACCACTATTCTTTGACGTGATGGGACATAAACACTCACGCTATGTGCTTCCTGGTGGACGAGGCTCGCTAAAGTCATCAAGTATCAGCATATTCATACCTCTTCTCATCATGAACTATCCTAATATACATGCTACGTGCTTTAGACAGGTCGGAAACACTGTTCAGAAGAGCATTTTCGCACAGATAGAGTGGGCAATATACAAGCTAGGTGTAGAGTCGCTATGGCATATCCCTAAAACCTTTGCAACTCCCATGGTTTATAAGCCTACAGGCCAGCAAATCCTGTTTATGGGCTTGGACGACCCGATGAAGGTGAAATCTATCAAACTTCCTTTCGGGTACATTGGCATTAACTGGTTCGAGGAGCTTGATCAGTTCTCTGGTCCTGAAGGACTCAGAAAAGTAACGCAGTCCACTAAGCGAGGTGGTGATTTATTCTGGGACTTCCGTAGTTTCAACCCGCCTATCTCCAAGAATAATTGGGCTAACGAATTTGCTGAAGATTTAGAGTCAGTTCCGGATGGTAGATCCATTGTTTTTCGTACTGACTACACGCAGGTTCCTGAAGCTTGGCTGGGTGAAGAGTTTTTGTTTGAGGCAGAAGAGCTCAAAGCCAAGAATCCTAAAGCCTATGAGCATGAGTATCTTGGCCACGCCATTGGTACTGGTGGTGATGTCTTCCCGAATGTTGAAGAATTCAATGCGGATGAGATTGTACCTATGTACGCTGGTGCTGCTATTGACGAACGCACCGAACGCTGGCGCACGTTTGACAATATTTATTGCGGTATAGACTGGGGATTCGCAAGAGATCCATTTAGATTTGTGCGTCTACACTTTGATAGACGGAAACATGATATTTACATATTCCGTGAGTATTCCACTCTTAGGACACGTAATATTGATGTTTTTGACACCTTGTATAAGGAATTGAAGTACGTTTCAACAGAGGAGCTTATTACAGCCGATAGCGCAGAGGAAAAGTCTGTAGCGGACTTCAAAGCCTATGGAGCATTCATCAGAGGAGCAGAGAAAGGTCCAGAGTCAGTTCGCTACGGAATCAAGTGGTTACAGGGTTTGAACCATATCTATATTGATAGATATCATTGCCCTCTGACTTGGAAGGAATTCACCACGTACGAATATGAGCAGGACAAGGAGGGCAACTTCATAAGTGCTTATCCTGATGAAAATAACCACTCTATTGATGCGGTGCGTTACGCACTTGAGAAATATTGGAAGAGGAAGGGAAACTGATGGATATTGATGGTAAAATTGTAAATGTTTTAGGAACAATTTACACTGTTCGTGTAGAGGACAGCACTAAGAACCCTAAATTGAAGAATGCTAATGGATTGTGCGAAAGCTATTCTAAGCGTATTGTTGTAGATCCCATAGAAGAGGACGAAGAGTGCTATGAAAATCTTGATAGTTTCAGGAAAAGAGTCATGCGACACGAATTGATACATGCATTCTTTGCCGAAAGTGGCTTAAGATCACAGAGTTCATATGCTGAGAATGAGGAACTCGTGGATTGGATAGCAATTCAGCTGCCTAAGATAGCAAAGGCTTGTGAAGTATTGGGAGTATTGGAGGATTGATATGAAGTTTAGTGTGATAGTTCCAGCCCATAACGAAGAAGACAAGATAGCAAAAGCTCTCAAGTCCATTAAAACACAGTCATTTCAGGATTTTGAACTTATCGTGGTGTGTGATGCTTGTACCGATCACACTAAGGAGATAGCACAGCGGTATACAGATAAAGTCATAGAAATAGAAGGACATTGCTCTGCTGCCGCTCGGAATGCTGGTCTAGACAAGGCTACAGGTGATTGGGTTCTATTCTGCGATGCGGATGATTGGTATTTACATGAATATGCCTTTGAGATGCTAGCTGATAAAATTGGTAAAGAGAATGAAGATGTGTTGATATTCACACTTATATGGCGTCATATAGGCTATGGCACTATCAGGAGTCCTCATGGAACTATCTACCCTCATGTAGCTAACAAGTGTTGGCGCAGGTCAAGTATAGGCAACACACGTTTCCCTGAAGAAGTCAAGGTTGCGGAAGATAATAAGTTCTTCAATGCCATGCTAGCCAAGGGTTTGAAAGTGGTAGAATGGGATATGCCGCTCTATTACTACAATTATCTCGCTACAGGGAGCAAGAGTACACAGTTAGGGCGCAGCGCAGAGCACACCAAAAGATACTGGGGGATGCATTAAATGAAGTATCTAATCCATAGCTGTCCTGAAAGATTGTGGTATGTACAAGGGTATCTGATACCTTCAATGCTCAAACAAGGCATAGATATCAAGAGTATACAGGTGTGGAATGATTCAGACCACAAGGGATGTCTGTTTTCTACAATGGATTCGTTTAGGTCTCTATCTAATAATGAGTACGGAACGTGGCATTTACAGGATGACGTGCTCATAAGCAGTCAATTCAAGCAGAAGACAGAGTACCCTAAATTCTCAATAGTATCAGGGTATTGTAGTAAATACATAGTGAATAGACCACCAGGAGTCACAAATCTATGGAATATGTGGTATAGTTTTCCGTGTATCTATATAAAGAACAGATATGCCAAGGAATGCGCAGATTGGTTCTATTCAGAGGCTGTAAACGACAGTAAGTATCAAGATTGGGTAGAAAGCAAAAAGTACGATGATGAGTTTTTCAAGATTTTTATGCGACAGAATTATCCTCACTTGATTATCTACCAAGAAAATCCAAACTTGGTAGAGCATGTAGATTGGTTGATTGGGGGAAGTGTGCTAAGCCCAGAAAAGAAAGAGCAACGAACAAGCCGACATTGGGTAGAGCCTGAGTTAGTTGATGAGTTGAGAAGACAACTAGAGGAGAATAATGAGTACGCCAAGATTTAGCATAATCATACCCGCATACAATGCGGAAAATTACATACGCAAGGCGCTGGACTCGGTAGCGAGCCAAACTTTCAAGAATTACGAGCTCATAGTCATATGCGACAGCTGTACGGACCAGACTGAGGCAATAGCCAAATCCTACGGAGCTAAAACAGTTCCTGTAAATTACCATAATGATGGGTTATCACGCAGCCGAGGTCTTGATGAAGCCAGAGGTGAATGGGTACTCTTCATAGACGATGACGATTGGTGGCTTCACGAGTACGTGCTCCAGCAACTGGATGAAAAAATCAAGAGTATAGCGAACAGGATTGACGTTCTGTGCTTTTCATTCATCTTCAAGGGTGTGAAATATGCTACTCCCAGAGGGAATAGAGGTAACCACTGGATTGCTGTCTGGAACAAGTGTTGGAGGAGATGGTCCATAGGGAACACAAGATTTCCAAACGTTAAAATGTGCTCTGATAAATATTTCCACAAGGAGATGTTTTCTAAGGGATTGAGCGTTGCGGATTGGGATATGCCCATGTATTATTACAACTACATGCGCAAAGGCTCACAAACTTCAAACGATGCCGAGGGTATTGCGGAAAGTCTGCCACTGCCTGCTGCCGCTACTCCTGACCCTGACACACGTTACATGATTCATACTTGTCCTGAAAGGTTATGGTACGTTGAGGAATATCTGATACCTTCAATGACTGCGCAAGGTATACCGCAGGACCACATTAAAGTATGGAATGATACAAAGCACAAGGGAATCTTGAAAGCTACAATGACTTCATGGATGGAGCTTGAAGACGATGGCGGTACATGGCACCTACAAGATGACACTATCATTTCTAATGATTTTAAGCAAAAGACTGAGTCATTCAACTACGGAATTGTATGCGGTTTCAAGAGTCGCTACGATGGGTCTTTACCCTCCGGTGTAGTAAATGTGAAGAGTAGATGGTTCAGCTTTCCTTGTATCAGAATACCCAACAAAATAGCAAAAGATTGCGCTGATTGGGTGTTAACTAGCATAATCGGCAATCCAGTATACCGAGATTGGTGGGTAGAAGGCAGAAATGATGATTTATTGTTTTGGAAGTTTGTGGAGCAAACACACCCTAATGAGAAGATAGTCAATCTAGAGCCAAATATTATTGATCATATTGACTACCTCATAGGCGGTTCGCTGCATAGTACAAGAGAAGTTTCCAAAGTTAGGTCAGTGCTGTGGGAAGATGAAGATTTAGTCACACAATTGAAGAAAAAGCTCAAAGGGAGGTGATATTGTTGACTATACCAGAAATGATTTATGTTTTAGACAAAGAACGTGATTGTATACAGCGTCGTGAGGCTGGTGAGTGTGATAAAGACTGTAAAAACTGCGATAGCCACATAGATACAAGTTTTTTGTTAGATGGACTTGAAAGAATTGTGAATTTAGTTTATAATGTAGGTAAGAGTCGGACACGGAAAGAGTACTAAGGAGGCAATAATGTCTATTTGGTCCACGATAGCGTCAAGAATACAGGAGATAATAAAGAAAATGATTGGAACACGTACAATAGAACAGACCCTTCATGTAACACCTGTAATAAGCAGCCAAATGGAGGAGGCAATCCAGCTCTGGGCTGATATGTACAAGAACCAAGCTCCATGGCTGAAAGAACCAAGCTTTGCTGACCCAAGCAGGGTAGTTTCCTTGGGTTTACCAGCAATGATTGCGAGTGAGAAAGCAAGGACGGCACTCTTAGAGTTTCAGTCTGAGATTACCACACCTACTGAAGAGGTTGAGGTGGCAAATCCTGAATATAAGCCTCCGGAACCCGACATGTATGGTAATGTGCTGCCTCCTATTCAGCCTGAGACGATTAAGCAACAGCAGCCTGTGGGACCTACAGACAGAGCTGAATATCTCAACGAGCAGTACATTAAACTTAAGAAGAGTTTGCGTAAACAGCTAGAATATGCCATCGGCAAGGGTGGATTGGTCATAAAGCCATACGTCGTACAGAATGTAGATGGATCATTCTCATTAGAATTTGACTTTATACAGGCTGATAACTTCTTCCCCTTAGCCTTTGATGCCAGTGGCAGGATAACTGAAGCAGCCTTCGTTGACACTAAGTTTGAAAAGAATGTAGTTTACAGACGTTTAGAGTATCATAAATGGCAGGGCAAGTCAGTCCATGTAATTAACAAGGCTTTCAAGAGCACAAATAACCAAGTTCAGGGTGATATGTCAGGTATGGATCTCGGCTTAGAGGTGCCTCTTTCAGAGGTTCCTGAGTGGAAAGATTTAGCACCTGACACTAAGATTGAGCCTGTTGAGCAGCCTTTATTCACTTATTTCAAGATGCCACAAGCTAACACAATAGATACAATGAGTCCTCTCGGGGTTTCTGGTTATAGCAGAGCTGTATCACTCATTAAGGATGCAGATATGCAGTACTCCAGACTACTTTGGGAGTATGAAGCAGGAGAGATGGCTGTCGACATTGACCGAGACGCTCTACAGTTCATTGAGGGTGGATACGACAGAGAAGGCAATAAGCATCAGGGACATAGTGTGCTGCCTATGACGCAGCAGCGACTCTTCCGTAAAGTTGACCTTGGTACTGGTGATACTTACCAGCCATATGCTCCAGGGTTACGTGATGCTAGCTACATTAATGGACTTAACACCATCTTAATGCGCATAGAGGATGTCTGCGCCATCAGCCGAGGTACATTGAGTGATGTAAGTGCTGAGGCTAGAACCGCTACAGAGCTGAAAATCCTGAAGCAGCGTACATATAGTGAAAACTTAGAGATACAGCATGCCCTCGAGCAGAGTCTTGAGGAAACAGTCTACATAATGGATGTATATTGTGACCTTTACCAAATCACTCCTAAGGGAGAATATGATGTATCATATGAGTGGGATGATTCACTCCTTGTAGACGTTGATGAGGAGCTGAATAAGCGACTTACACTTATGCAGAATGGACTTACCAGCAAGCAGGAGCTTAGACAGTGGTATTTTGGTGAGACGGAGCGGCAAGCGCAGGAAGCACTCCTTAAGATTGACGAGGAGAGCAGAAAAGCAATGGAAGAGAACATGATGGTACAAAGTTCAATGGGTGAATCCAACACACCATAAAGGAGGAAAATAATGACTCTAGAGGGGATGTCTGATGTATTGAAGGTAGGTCTTCAGTTAGCACAAGTTATTGCTCTTATCTATGCTGGGTACAAATTCACAAGAAAACCACACGATACCTTGGCTGAAAAACATATTGAGCTTGAAAAGCGTGTAGACGGACATGACTTAAAGATTAAGGAAGTCGAAGAGTCCTTAAAACAAGGCAATGATAGATTTAGAGAGCAGAATACTGAAATACGCAAGCTCAAGACAACCTTTAAGTCAGTGGTTCTTGCGTTTATCAATTTCGAGATTGCTTATTGTATGGACACTAAGTACGAACACACAGAAGAGTTGATTAAAGCCAAAGAGGCATTGGAAAAATACCTAAAAGATGAGTGAAAGGAGTAATATCATGACGCTTAGACAGTATTTATCAGCAATGGCTGGTAATAAGGGTACACAGATTACATTACTTACACTGAACGAGACAGAGCTGCTCACCTTTAATGTTGAGGGTTATGAGGCAGTTGAGTCTGACATACTTGATAGAGGTGTAAAGAAAGTGGATCTTATAAAGACGCCAACTACAGTAGGCTTGAAAATAACACTGTTTGACTTAGTTGTATTGCCGGAATCTCCTGAGGGTAATGTGACTAATGATTGACTATGAGGTGTAAATCATGGCATTATTTGAGCAAAAGACTTGGACAGACCGACAAGTTCAGTATCCTTCAAGAAGAAAGCTAACCAATGTTAGTACACAGGAAGAAAGAACTGTATTGGTTGAACGTAATGAGGGCATTATCTATAACGAGGGTGATTTATTTGACGCTACCAATATCAATGACTTGGAAGAGCGCATAGCTCGTGCTTTTGATGAAGTAGAGCAATCACTTGATGCTAGAGTAAATCTGTATTATCCAGTAGGTAAGATATTCATGGCAGTTACAGATTTACATTTAGAAGATGCTAATCAGCAGGTATTTCCAGGAACTACATGGGAGAAATTGCAGAATAGAGTGTTATTGCCAGTGCCTGAATCACAAGAATCAGGACAAACTGGTGGTAACAGCAGCGTTTCAATAACTCCTAAAGGAAGTGTGACAATAACAAGTGCCGCAGTACAGGCTCATGCATTAACTGAGGCAGAAATGCCGCCTCATTCTCACACTTTTGCGCCACCCCCAGTAGAAGGATACTACATAATAACTAGCATGAAAAGCGGTACTTGGTATGGTGAAGGTAGTGGAGCAGGATATGTCATTACAGATGAAACTAGCTATGCTGGTGGTGGTTCTCACAGTCATGGATTTAGCGGTTCGGCTAGTTTTACTGGAAAGGCTGGTTCTGTAAGTAATATGCAAAGCTATGTTACTGTATTTGCTTGGCGAAGATTAACATAGGAGGTTCGTATGTCCTTTATTAAACACACTTATGAGGATAGGGTTTCAGAGCATCCTACAAGACGTACAATAACTGATGCAAGCACAAGCGAGCAGGTTACTGTAGATGTGGAACGTATGGATGGTACTGTTTATTCTAATCCAGAAACACATTTAATATATGATGCGGAGCATATGCAAGACATAGAGGACCGCATAGAAGCAGGATTTGAAGCTATACAAAATAAATTGGCTCAGCGTGTCGATTTGTTTTATCCTGTAGGTTCCATATATATCAGTGCCGATAATACATCACCCGCAAATATATTTGGAGGAACTTGGGAAAGTATTACAGGTGGTGTGTTATTGCCTGCGACTAACTGTAATCTAACTCCACAAGGTAGTGACACTGCAACATTTACACCCTCAGGAAGTGTAGAATTTTCTGGTAGTGTTGCGAATGGGTATGCCGAAGTTCCATATCATCGCCATCTTACTGTTAAAACTATTTTGAAAGTTAGTTCTGATGTACAAGATTTCGCAAGACCTAGTGGAGCATATGAGTGGAGGATTCGTAATAGAACACTTACTACTGATGCTAAGGGTGGAGGACAGCCGCATGGTCATGGTTTTAGTGGTTCTGGAAGTTTTTCAGTTTCAAGCGCACAACGATTAACATGGGATAATAGAATGGCATCATTAACAGTGTATGCGTGGAGAAGAACTGCGTAAGAGGTGAATTTTATGAGTTTTGAAATGAGAACATGGAAAGACCGAGACGTACAATTTCCTGGAAAAAGAACCCTTATAAATGCAAGCGATAACACAGATATGCAGGATGTAGTTGTTTCACGAGCTGAGGGTACTGTAACTAAGACTGGTGATTTGTTCAGCGCATCTGTAATGAATGACTTGGAACAGCGTATATTCAATGCTTTTGATTCTATAGCATCAGATTTAACAGACGAGTTCGACAGCATATATCCAATAGGTTGTATTTATAAGAGTTTTGATAATACGAATCCCGGAGAGTTGTTCAAAGATATCAAAGAAACCACATGGGTAGCGATTGAGAATAGGTTATTAAGACCAGTACCAACATCTGAGCAATCTTTACAACAGATAGGCAACAACGGAAACACGATAACAAGAACTCCTATAGGAAGTGTGTATCTTAGCGGTTTTGTTGGATATACTGCTTTGTCCATAGACCAAATACCTTCACATACTCATACAATAGAAAACTTTACGGAGTATGAAAGTGGCGGAGGTCAGACTGTTAGGCGAGCTAGTGGTGAAGATATAAAACATCAACAAACACTAGCTACCAGCACGAATGGTAGCGGACAAGGACATAATCATGGATTCAGTGCAACTACATTATTTTCAGGAACCCCATTTACTGTTGATATCAGACAGCCATATATTACAATACACGCATGGAGGCGCACATCATGAAAAAACCATATTTCTTAGATGTCGTTAGAGTACATGATAATACCACAGAATATGAAGAACAGACGGAACCAAAACTGTTTACTCCAGCCGATGTTTATTACTACGCACATAAGAAACCTGGAGAGACCATAACAATTGAGGTTACTGTGGAAGATTGGGATACCGCATTATATGCTAATGGCACAGATGTTGATATATACTGCGGCGAAACATATGGAAGGGCATAAATTATGGCTATTGTGTCAGTAACTGGAACTATATATGGACAGACTACAAACTTTACACGAGATGCGACTACAGGTAAATGGATAGGCACTGTGACTATTCCGGACCACAAAGGTTACACAGAGGAGATAACATTAACAGCTACAAACTCTGACGGAATCAGTGCTACCAATACTAAAGAAAAGATATACATATTTATCCTGCTTTCCTTTATCACAGACCGAGCACAGTCTGATATAGACAGAGTAAAAGAGTTGATATCTAAATTTTATAATGGAACTATCACGGAAGAGGAGTTGTTAGAGTGGTCTAATGATTTAAAGGGCACACTAAATAAAAGCGATATTCAACGAATCCATTATAATTTGCAAACTGCCATAACTAACTACTTTTCAGAAGTTTCTAGCTATACGGACGATGATGTAAGTGATATACTCGACTTAGTCAGTGATGAATTTCCATTAAAGGAACACTTTCAGTATATCTTAGAACACCTTGATGCGCTTATTAGCTGGGCAGGATTGAATCAGTTACTTGACTATGATGTTCCTAGCACACCTTCATTTCCTTTGAATAACATCAAGGCTTGGAATGATATAGAAACTATCATAGAAAAAATCTATTTACGCACAATAGACCATCATATTTAAGGAGGTGTATAAATGGCATTTAATAAAAAGACATGGGTAGACAGAGTTGTTGAATACCCGTTGCGAAGATTGTTGACCATAATCAGACCCGATGAAGGCAGTGGTACAATGGTCACAGATATTCAGCGTGAAGAGGGTACAATAACAACTGCTGGTGATGCTTTCAGTGCCGCTAACATGAATGACTTGGAGGATAGAATTGAGTCCGCATTCAATGATGCTGGAGGTGGAGCATTCGTAGGTGTTAAGTACCATGCTTCACTTGTAGATTTTCCAGGATATCCTTGCTGGGAAGATTTAACAACGGCACAGAAAGAAAAATTCGACATCAATAATGGTGCTACTGTCAACTTCCTTGACGATGAAGCTCCATCCGATATCATAGGTGACACAGATATATCAAGTATAGCTGATGGAACTCTTACAGGAGCAGTAGCTGAACATGAGACAGAGATTAATCAAATAAAGTCTGATGTATCTGATATGGGGGATGTTGTTTTACTAGCACAGACAACTACAGCAAATAGCTCTGTTGCTGTTACTTTTCCTGACATTTCTAATTATCGTTATCTTTTGATAAAACCAGGAGTTGATATTAGTATTATGTCACCTACTATGGTACCAATTAAAGCGTTAACTGTTGGCGAAGCAATTAATTGTTATTATGAGGCATCCTCTGCAGGATATTTTGTTAGAGCCACTTTTACATACTCCTCAACTACTTCTGGTTCTTTGTATTTGACAAAAGGCAGTTATTCTTCAGCTTATGTAAAAGTTTACGCTGTTAAATAATCCTATATTGAAATAACTCAAAAGAAAGGAGAAAAATCACATGAGTTCTAATGCTTATGATAAAACATCTGGTTTATTACATCAGATAGCAGG